CTGACCGATCCCCATTTTGGACGTCTTGGCTGACTCAGAAACAACAAAGCCCCTGCATTTCTGCAGGGGCTTTGTTTTGTATGGTGCCGGCACCAGGAGTCGAACCCGGGACCTACTGATTACAAGGAAGGTGCTTCAAGCATACAATTCAAGCACTTACGTGATTCCTTGTTACGTCCAGACGCGCCAAAGCCCGCGTAGATAGCGGGCCTTGGGTCGCTTGTTACGTCCGATTTGCTCAGTCAGCAGAAGGGGAGACGGTGGGGGTACTGTGGTCGTAGACGTCCATCATCTTCGGATCGCGGTGGCCGCTGGCCTCTTGCTTATCAGCCCGAGTGCCGGCCGTGTCGGTGATGCCACGTCGTTTCAGGTCGTGAAGGGCGAACCTTTGCTCCGGTGTGATCACCTCGTCGACGAGAGCCAAGGTAATGAATCTTTGCCATGCCGTATCCAGGCTGGACTTGCGGAGCGGTCCACCGTGGCTGGCCACGATGATGTTCCGACGTGACGGTGCGATCGGTATAGCGGTCTTGCGTTTGGCCCAGACCTTGGCCCGATAGGCCTTCGCGTGGTCCCAAGCTTTGCGCAGGCGTGGCGTCCAGCGAACGATGTTGTCTCGACTTCCCTTCCGACGGTTGGTGAGGATCCCGCTTTCCAGCTCGTTTGCGTCGGTCAGGGTAACGACTTCGATTCCGCGCAGCCTGCAGAGATAGGCCAGCTCCATGACGTAACCGAGGTATTCGGGGCATCCGCCTTTCTCGCCGCGTATCAGCAGGCCGCGAGCAATGGCCCGATCGATCAGCGTGTCCATGACCTGATGGTTTGGAAGTCGGCGCTGCTTTCGTTCCACTGGAGCTTCGATACCCAGCGCGGGGTTCACTTCCAGGAAGCCACGGTTGCGCCCCCACTGCAGAACGCGCCGCAAGTAACGAAGCGCGTGCGCTGCCTTGGACGGAGTCCCCTCGTCTGCAAGTCGATCGACGATGCGCTGCACCAGGGCAGAGGTGAACTTCCGCACGGCCAAGTCTCCCAAGGGCTTGCCCAGCTTTGTGGGTAAGGTCAGTAGAACATCACGCGAGTAGCAGTAATCATCGTGAGTTTTGGGGCTGAGCTTCTTGTAACGATCGCTCTCATGAAACTGGCTACAAACGTAGCGAAGCGTTCCACGGTCGACGTTGGACGCCTCGTCCATGATCTGATGCAGTTCGGCCAGAGAGACGTCGGCCGGCGCTATGTTGCGCCGGCGTTGTTTTCCCGTTTCGTCGTAGTGCAACGTGTACCAGACCCGACCTTTTCGGTGGTCAAAGTAAACGGCCGCTGGGAGAGCGGCCTGGTCGATATGGGCGGGAATATGCGGATTGTGCTTCCGCTTCCGTGCTTTCCTCATAGGATGTCAGCGTCGTATCGATCTGGTGCCGCTGGCTTCATGCCGGCGGCCTGGTTGATAAGGTCCAATGTTGTCCAAGGTCCGGTGCGGCCACGGAATAGGCGAACGCCCTGGTCGATCAGTGACCGCTCGACATCGGACCGGCGTTGATAGCCGGTTATGCGCTGCAGGTCAGTGAATACCAGGACGTTGTCCGATCGGGAGTTCATTGCTAGCCCTCTGTAAGCTGGAGCACCCCAGGCAGTCTAGCGCTGCGGCCGGGGCATCGTTATTAGAAGTTGGAATACAAGCTACTGGGATCTACAGGTTCTGCTCGAGCGCCGAGTCCCCCAATTCATTCAGTGCCGCCTTGTAGCTGCTGTAGCCCATGCTTTGAGCGACGATCTCCAAGGCTGCCGCGTGGCGAATGCCACGCTCTTTCTTAATTTTGGTGGCTTGGCGTTTTAGGCCCTTGATGGTCTGTGGCAGCCGTGTCTCCTGCGGCATTTCATTCCCTGGTTCAGCGTGCATAACGTTTCTCCCGTGCTGCTCGAGCGGCAAGTTTCTCGGCCATCAAGGCATCCCATTCCTCTGTTTTCCTTTGTTGCCGTAACTTGCTGCAGCCCTGGTGCCGGCGTATCGACCGAGCAAAGCCGCAGATGTCGCAGATGCTGGGGAGGTCAAGCCTCTTACTCGCCAGCGCGGGACGTATCCGAGTGAGCGTTGAATCAGCCATTCACAACCTCCGAACCTTTACGCACCAGGTGAATCACCAGGTCTTCAAACTCGCCTTCGTCGTCGCAGGACTGCCACTCCAGCACCGCTTGCACCTGTTCGCGTGAACAATCCATGACCAGAATTTCCCGCTGGCCACCGCTGGCACGAACATCGAGGATCTGCACCAGGCCGTCAGCGCCGTACGCTTCTGCGAACACAGTTCTGCCCTCGTATCCCAGCTGGGTCATTACTGTGTTGATCCGGTGGATCTCCTCGATCGCGTTGTCTCGTTCTCGCTCAAGAATCAGTTGGATCTGCATCGAGTTGCCTCCTGATCAGGCTTTGAAAATCCAGCATTTGACGGTGGGGCAGCGGGTGATCATCGGGTTTTTCGCTGCCTGAGCAGACCGCACCGCGCTGTCAACGGCCTTGTAATCAAGGAACTTGTGGCTCCGGGATTCCTTGAGCAGGTCCTTCAACGTGGTGACGTCAGAAAGCTTCTGGCGATGTTCAGCGGCACGCTCGGCGAATTCGTTGAGGTTGATGGCGATGACGTCAGGGTTCTTGCTGTGGTTGACCAGGGGTTCGTCGTAGATCGATTCCAGGTAGTCATAGACCTGCCAAAACTCGGCAACTGCGCTGTGGTCAGCGTTAGTGGTGCTTTGGCGCTCGAGCGCCATTTCGACGATCTGCCGGCGCGTGGAGCTGACTTGCACCTCGGTAAGGGTGACAACCAGGCGGATGGCATCCAGTAGCGCGAACAGCTGAGCGTGGTTTTTGATGATTCGCTCTACACCGATGTAGCCCCGCAGAGCGTTGCCGCATTTACTGCAGGCACCGTCACCTTTGAACTGTGTGTCACATGCGAAGCAATGGGTGTGCAGCCTCCGCAGTTTTGTTTCGTGTTCAGGAAAGCGCTTGCTCAACAGGTCCATCACCTCGGTCTCTTTGCGCACCGCCTGCAGGAGAAAGTGACTAAGCGTCTTCCCGTCCAGGGCGTTGAGCTTGTCTGCTGCAGCGCGGCTTTCCGGCGTTACTGTTGGCCGAATGAAGTGCAGCTTCACAATGCGCGTCATGATCGCTTCGTGAGCCACCACGGCTGCGTTCTGGCTGATTGCGATCGTGCCGCGAAACGGTGGTTCGTAGGTTTCGTTGCCGGCAGTCTTGACGCCTTTGGTCGCCAGCGTGCCGCCGCCGAAAAAGTCTTTGAGTTCGTCCCATTCGAAGGTTTTGGCGTGCGCCTTATCTTCGCTATGGCGGTCGGCCTCGAGGAACACGACCGGCATACCGGACACCTGTCCCATCAAGCGTGACCGGCCTGCCTTGGTGGACTTCATCGGGTCGAACCCCTCGTAGCCTTCACGACCGAGCAGCTTCCACAGCAGGTTGAGCAGCGTGGTCTTGCCGGCGCCGGCTTCACCGGTGGCCTCGAGGAACGGGAACGACTGATAGCGGGCGCGGATCTGCTCGCAGAACAACGATCCAAAGAAGAACAACAGCGCCGCCAATCCTTGGGTGCCGAAGCAGATCCAAAGCAAGCGCAGCCATTCCTCGTCATAGCCTTTGGCATCGCGCTGCAGTTGCACCGGCACACCCTTCTGCAGGGTCTTGAGGCGCATTTTCCCGAACTCGAAATAGTCCTCGCTGTTCACCGGGTAGACGCTGCCGTCCTTGATGGCCACGTCGCCGTAGATGTAGCACTCGTATTCCTTGCTGTAGCCCACGTAGTCGATGGTGGACACGGTCTTAATGCCGTAGAGCTGGTCTTTCATGAGCTTGTCCAGTTGCTGGCCGCTGCCGGTGTACATGGCACCAGCGGCCATCCCGAGCAGTCGTTTTTTGAATTCGCTGGCGGCGGCGAGTTGGCCGCTGGTGAAGGTGTTCTTGACGCTGCCGGCGTCATGGGGAAAGTCCACGCGCAGGTAGTACCAGGACTCATCGGTGACTTCGTTGCGTTGGAAGTACAGGGCTTGCGGGTAGCAGTTGGCGATCTCCACCACGCTGCCGGACTGCTGCAGCGCCTTTTCGCGCATCTGCGCCTGGTTCAGCAGCTGATCGTCGTGCTGTTCGCTGTCCTCGATGTCCTGGACGGCACGGTTGTATTTCTCCATGTCCAACTTGAACCAGTAGAGGCGGTTGCCGAAGCCGAGGTGGAATTCACCGCGCTTGTTCCAGTCGTACATCAGCAGCGCCTTCTCAGCGGCGCTTTCAGCGATCAGCAGCGCGCCCTGATGGCGGATCTGTTTGATCTCTGTAGCAATCTGATCGGCTCGCTTTTCATCGCCTTCGATGAACGCCCAGCGTTGGTGCAGATCGTTCCAATCGACCTTGCGTCCGTCGCGTTGGGGGATCTGTGCTGCTTCGCAGACAAAGCCCATTTCACGCGCCTGGCGGACCCAGCGGCGGGTGTAGGCGTGCGCACCTGGTTCGTTATCCAAAGCCCAAACGAGCTTTGGCAACTTGTCGGTGCGATCGCGCAGCAACGCTTTCAGCGACTCTTCAGGGAAGGCGTTCGAGGACATTGCGGACACGGCTGAAAGACCGTTATGCACCAGAGCGATCGCGTCAAAGATCCCTTCAACAATCCAGATCTCTTTGACCTCTAGCAGGTCGACGCACGGCGGGCACCACCAGACGCCGCGATAGGTTTCACCTGGTTTGAAGCGGGCTTTCATCTTCCCGAAGCGCGCCGGCCGATCGATCAGGCGTTCCCAGTAACCACCCTTCTCCAAGGCGAAACGCACTGTTGCGCTGCCTATCTGGTCATGGCTCGAATAGAACGTGTCTTGGGTGAACCATCCAGCGATCAGCGAGATGTCGAAGCCACGGGCAAACTCCAGATATGCCCGAGCGGTCGCAGTGGGCGCGCTCTCGGTTGCGGGCGCACGCTTGCTCCAGTCTTCGAACAGATCGTCGTAGATCTCTTTCACATGCAGTGTATGGCCGCACTTTTCCTGACGACCGCAAATCAGCTGCCACGGACTGTCGAAGCGCGTGTACAGCTCCTTCTTGTTGCATTTAGGGCACGTGCCACCACGCATGTAATTTGTGGGTGCGCGGTGCTTCAAGCCGAACTCCGATTCGATGCGCTGCAGGACGTCGTGACGCAGATCGTCTCTCATGGTTTTTTCACTGTTTTAAGGCTTTGGGTCAGAGCGCCGGCAAGAGCGCCGATCAGATGTTTTCGAGCGGCCATCACTGGATCGTTGGTGAGAATCGATCCGTGGCGCAGGCCCTCGGGGATAAAGCGGTACTGGTCTGCGTACCAAAGGTCATTGAGGCTGAGACGGTATTGCTCGCGCAGGTTGGCCAAGAGCGCTTGAGCTTGCTCCGGCGGCAGCTTTGCGTTGATGTTCAGGGCGTTTTCCATCGTCAAACCTCAATTTCGGGCGCAGCTCACCCAAACCCACGGGGTGTGGGGCAGGCGTTTGTTTGGGGTTGGGTGTTACGAGTTGGCTAAGCGAAAGCGCCCGACGTCCGGTGCGTTGATAATTCGCTCGTAGATCAGGCTGACAGGCACGGCCCATTGGCTGCCGGTGACTGGGTCAACTATTACGGTGTGGGTGGACGTGCTGCTCTGGATGTTCAGGCGCTGCCGATCGCGAACGGCGACCATGGTGCTGTTGGCCAGATGAACGATTTTTTCAGCGAACTGCGTCTGCACGTCGAAGTCTGCAACCAGGTGTTGAACGGCTCTGCTGAACAGTTGCTGATCGTCGCTCAGGTGCTCGGACTGGTGACGTTCCAGAAATGACAGTGCGGCGCGCTGCAGAATGTCCTGGTATTCGTTCACTGCGGGCAGGGCAGTCATTTGGCTTTCTCCGACTTCGAAGCGTGCAGCTGAATGAGGGCAAGTACTTCGGCGTGCCTTGCGGCCAGATGCAGGGTGTCCGCTTGGAGGATCGCTTCCGCCTCAGCATCGTTGATGGTTCCGTCTTCCAGCGCCTTTGCAATGATCTGGTCGACAGTGCCCTTCTTGGCTGCTGCCTCAACGCACCGGGCATACATTTCAACGTTGTCCAACGCTTCAGGCTCAACAACTGGAACGAACATGCCGCCGTACATCGCAGCGATGTACTCGGGCAAATAGGTTGTTCCTGCCTCGAGCTCGAGCTGGTAGATCTGCGCGTCGGTCAGCGGACGGCTGTTGTTGTTCTCATAGGCGTGGTTGTCGAACTTCTTGAGTGGCAGACCGATGCGGGGGGCCGCGCATTCGCGTCCGCCTGGATAGGCGCAGATGATCGCGCTGACTACCTGACGCCGAGTTTTTAGAACTGTGCTTTTCATGTTCTGCTTTTCCCTGTGGCCCGGTGCCATTACTGTTCAATCACGCCGTCTTTGATTCCCAGCAACACCGCGGCGCGATGTGCCTCCCCACGGCGACAACGGCTCTGGCCACTCAGCACCGCGTAAACGGTGCTGGGGTTCAGATCATGTAATTCAGCAAAGTCCTTCGCGGATTGACCGCGCTTCTCTAAGGCCTCACGCGCTTGTTTGCGAGCTTGCTCAGTGATGCAAGTGTTGGGCATAGTGCAATTCCGTGCAGTTTCATGTGGTGTGGAATGCACAATGATGCACTTCGATGCATTTGTAAATATCAGAGATGAATAATTTTGCACCTTTCCGAAGAGATAGGCTCCCGACTGCAAGAAGAACGGAAGCGATGCGCGAAGACTCAGAACGAGCTGGCGGATGCATTGGGAATAGCTAAGCGAACTCAAGCTAACTACGAGTCTGGGTCTAGCGACGCGACGGCGTCTTATTTGAGCAAAGTCGCGATTCAGTTCGGTTTCGACGTGCCCTATATTCTGACCGGTGTGCGGACCACGCTGTCCGAACACGCTCTCAGTGGCACAGAGGACACTCTCGTAAAGCAGTACCGAAGTATCACGCCAGGCGACCAAGAGGCGATCCGGCGGTTCCTGAAAGCAATGGCTGACGATGCTGCTCGCCAACGGAATTAACTTGTAACAAAGCATGTACGACATTCGTCGCCCCCTCGTTCTAAAGCCAATCCCCGCCCCGATAACGTCGATTCAGCAATGCACTTTATGGAGTAGTAAGCATGTTGGATCGCACGAAAAACGAGCTTGGCAGTGTCGGAACCACCGAGTTCGAATGGCTTAACCTTACAAAAATCGAACGTCAGCTCATTCGGTTGTACCGTCTGCTGAGTGAACAGGAACAGGTTCATCTCCGCAGGATGTCCGAGGTCTTAGCGACCCATCCTGAAGACGCTGCCAGCGACTGATAATCGAGCCATGTAATCGATCGCCGACACCTATGCGTCGGCGGTCCGAACGTCACGCCACTGCCTGTGATCCCAGCTGCTCGAACAGCTCCCGCTGTTTCGCCCTGGGCATATCCCGCAAATGGTCGAACAACATCCTCTCGAAAGACTGAGCCGATGGGCTCAACGTGTGCGAGAACGTAAGATTTGCGACCCATGTGTGCCCGCATTTTGCGTCCAGGCACTGGCAGTACAGCTTCGCAAACTCCGTCGATAGCTTCTCTCGCGAAGCGATCCGTCCTCTGTGTCCGCATTTGCATTCAACTCGCATTTTGTCCCTCCCCAGGGCAGCCAATCGCCACCATATTGCCACAATATGTAGTGGCAATCTCTTAGCTAAGCACCGGATGCAGTGGGATCAACTGGAATATCCGCTTCTCTCCAGTTGATTCGCCTGTCTGGCCGTAAGGTGTCATTGACTTGGTTGAACAGCTGACAGATCGGCCGGATCTCGTTGCTGGTGTAGACCCGGTCAATCTTTTCGATGTCGCCAAAACCACCGCTGTTCTCCGGAATGATGCCGGCGAGCGCTGGGTTCATTCGCCAAGCGGCGATCACGTCGTTGCGGGTGATGTTCTTCACCTTCTCCAACTCGTCTTTGGCTTGGAAGTCGCCTACGGGGATGATCTGGATCGCGTTCTCTTTGCCGTTCGGGATGTTCACGAACATCGAGCGGAAGTTGCCCACGCCCTTGCTGGAGCTGATCTGCGCGCGCAGGTTGTCTTCGTCCTCCTCGGTCAGGTCCGGGTCGTTGGTGTAGAAGATGTAGCCGGCGTGGGCGCCGTTGCTGTAGTAACGCCGGCGGAACAACGTGGCGGCTTCGTTGAGCAGCAGCGCCTGCATGCCGCCCAGGTAGTCCGGCACTCCGTAGATGTTCTGTTCCACGTCATAGTCGAGCACGTGCTCGATCTCGTCCTGGTCGAAGTCCATGAACTTGTTGTCGGGCAGCAGCATCCGGAAGCCACCGTCGACCTTGATCCGCATGTTGATCGCTGCCAGGTGCTGCAGCTCCAGGACTTGGCCGAAGGCGTTGGTGTCGCGATAGAAGAACGCTTCGCCAAACACCATGTAATCCAGCCCCGCGCAGCCCATCGTTCGGGCGCTGCAGCCGGCCGAGGGAACCAGCTCACGCAGCAGCAGGTTGCGCTTGAACTTCGGGATTGCGCCGTGGTGCGCATTGGCGCGCAACAGTTTCGCCAGGCCGGGACGCGACACCGGCGGCTTGTAGATCTCGCCGTCGTCGCTGAGGAACACCCCCAGGTACTCGCCGATGTTGCCCGACAGCACCTGCTCGGGTTCGCCGAACGTAAACGCCCGCATGGGCTGCTGCTGTTGCGCCTGCTGGTTGACCGGGCGATTTCTGCGTCGATGCTTGGGCATTGTTTCCACTCGTGACGTAGCGGCTACGACGCCGCTTGTTGGTGTTCAAAGGTTCGTTGGCCAGGGCGTGCATGACCGCCCAAGCGATATCGGCGTGGCCGGTCGCGTCGGTGCGCGAAGCGCTGTAGGTGACTTGGCCGCTGTTGGTGGTGCCTCGCTTGATGGTCAGGAACGCCTGGGCGATATCGGTCCATCCGGCATCCCACTCGATGCGGCTGCCTTGGATCGTGTCCTGGGCCTTGAGCACCAGGGCGTTTTTCGCCTCGAGGCTGTAATGAATCGGCGTTGCTTTGGCGTAGAAGTCGCGCACCAGGTCGAACACGCCGTAACCCACGCCGGTGACATCGATACCGATGTGCTGGACGTTGAAGCGCTCGGTCAGCTTCTTGACCTGGGCGGCCTGGTAGGTGAACGAATGGCCACGCCAGCTGTGCTTCTCCAAGATCCGGAACTTCGCGCCTGGCTCGAGCGGCGGGGCGATGACAACGCACGTCGCGTCGTCGCGAGTCCGGCTCGGGTCGTAGCCCAGCCAGACCGGGCTGTTGCCGTACGGACGTTCCTCGTCGGGCTTGTAGTCCTCCCACAACGACAGGTCGGAGTAGCACCGCTCCAGATCCTTGAGGCCGAACGCGCTCTGTGTGCTGTCGATGAACTTGCAGTAGAAGAGCTGCTGAAACTTGTCCTCGTCGTACTCCAGCTGCAGCTGCTCGAGGTCGAACAGATCGCAGCCGCCGTCGATCGCATCTTGAATAGTGATGGTCTTGCGCCATTGGCCGTCCGGACACAGCGCACCTTGGGTGTACGCCGCCTCGATCGGCCAAGTGCCGCCGGCCTTTTTTCCACGCTTGCTGTTGCGGAATTCTTCGCCGGTCCAGAACGGGTAGGCCTGGTGCGACACCGCGCTGGGCGTCGAGAAATAGGTCTTGCGCCATTTCTTGTGGGTGCCCATGGCGCTGGCCACGGTGCTTAGTTTTTCGAAGTCGCGGATCCAGAAATATTCGTCGACGTAGACGTGACCGTGGTAGCCCTGGGCGGTGCTGCTGTTGGTGCTGAGAAAGCGCAGTTCGGCGCCGTTGCTCAGCACGATCGGGTTGCCAGTCAGCTCGATGTCGAACCACTGCTTTCCGAACTGGATGATGTAGCTGCGGAAGATCTCGGACTGCGATCGGCTGGCCGACAGGAACACCTGGTTGTCGCCACTCAACACCGCGTCCATGAACGCTTCGCCGGCGAAGTAGTAGGTCAGGCCCACCTGCCGACTTTTGAGAATGTTGCGGATTCGGCAGGTCAGCGGGTTCTGTTTGGCCGCGAACAGCTCCTGCTGGTAGCGGTACATTTTGCTGATGAACTTATCCAGGAAGTCGACTTCGGTCAGCCCGCTGATGTCGTTCTTGGCCTTCTTCTCTTTCTTCTTGCCGCCGCCTTCACCACGGCCGGAACGTTCGCCACGCGGTCGCTGGCGAGGTTCCGAGGAATCGCCCGGATCGTCTCCGATCGATGCCGCCGCCGGCGCCGGTTTGGCCGCTTGCTTTAGCAGTCGTTCGCGCACGGCGGTCAGCCGGTCGAGTTCGTTTAAATCGTCCTTGGACAGGCTGCCGACCTTGTCCAGGAGCAACGTGATACGCCGGCCAACAGCGGTCAGCGGCTCCTCGTCCGACAGCATGTCCTCCCATCCACCCTGGCGGATCCAGTAGTAGACGATCCGGATGTTGGGCAGGTTGAGTTGCGCCTGAATTTCCTTGGCCTTACAGCGGCGCAGAAAAAGGCGTTTGGCGGCTTCTTTAACTTCGGTCGAGTAGTACATGGGCCGCAGTCTATGCGGCGAAAACAGTGAAAACGCGGGGTTAAATTCTGCGATTTACCTAGATCTTGAATCTAGGAGGAACGCGCAATTGAACCGTTTGTTAGGGGGCGGTTTGCTCCATATCTTGGCGGCTCAAATCACCGATTGAGCGCAGTTATCCCCATGCCCCGTTCCCTTGTTTCGTTCTGGAAACGTGTCGCCACCAGCGGCGCGACCGTTGATGGCCGAGTGATCCTTCCCCAGGAACTGCGCGATATCGCTGAAACCTACAAGCCATCCTTTTACACGGCAGTGATCTGGTGCGATCACGAGCGCTGGCCTGGTTCCCACGGCACCGTTTACGCCGTCCGCCTCGTGGAAGAAGCCGAAGATCTGGAACCGGGCGAAGTGGCGCTGGAAGCGCAATTGAAGCCTAACGATCGTCTGCTCTACCTGAATGACCAGGGCCAGAAACTGTTCACCAGCATCGAGATCACCCCCGACTTCCGAGGCAAGGGCAAAGCCTACCTGACCGGCATGGGCGTAACCGACCAGCCCGCGAGCGTAGGCACTCAGGAACTCTATTTCTCCCACAAGAATAACCGCGCCTCGTATTACGCGGCCTCGGTCGAACTTGGCCGCCTGCAGGATGACAGCCCGAATACCGGCGAGAGCGGATTAATCAACGCCCTGACTGCTTTTTTCAAGCGGTTCGCCACCGACGTGCTGCCCACCGAACCCACTCCACCCAACACAGAGAGCAAACCCCCAATGGATGAAGCTACAGCAACGGCTTTGACAGCCCTGGTGGCGCAGCTGCTGGTTGTCGCTGCCGGCCTTCAAGCCGTCATTGAGCCCGCCGCCGCAGATGCACCCGAACCCGATCAGGATCTGATCGATGATGTCAGCACGGCCGTAGACGACATCGTCGCCACTGCCGAGGAGGAGCGCGAGTTCCGCCGCAAGGCCAATGGCAATCAATCCGTATTGGCGAAACTGGACGCGCTGCAGAAGCAATTCTCTGCGCTGCAGAACACCTCGAACGGTCGCCAGTTGCCGCGCAACGCGGGTCCTGTAACCACTGTCAAAAAGCGGGTGCTCTGACATGGCCTATTCCCTGAGTGCCTTCGGCGCCCAAATGTACGCGGAGCTGCAGCTCGCCATTGCTGAAAACTACGACGTTGAACTCGCCACGAAGCAGTTCAGCGTCGAGCCGACCATTGCCCAGGAGCTGAACGAGGCCATCACGGCCAAGTCGGACTTCCTGCAGCGGATCAACGTCATTCCGGTGACCGAGATCAAAGGGCAAAAGGTGTTCCTCGGCGTGTCCGGCCCAGTTACCGGTCGCACCAATACGAAGACGAAAGACCGCGAAGCCAAAGATGCGTCGGCGCTGGATCAGTCCACGTATGAGCTGTCTTCCACCGAATCCGACGTGGGTCTGCCGTACGCGAAAATCGATGCCTGGGCCAAGTTCCCAGACTTCCACCAGAAATACTCCGCAGCCGTTCAGAAACAGATCGCCCTGGACCGCATCATGGTCGGCTTCCACGGCACGCATGCTGCCGATCAGAGCGACATCGAGCTGTTTCCGATGTTGCAGGACGTCAACAAAGGCTGGCTGCAGCAACTGCGCGATCAGGCCCCGCAGCAGGTGCTCAAGGAAGGCAAGGTCGCCGGCAAAGTCACCCTCGGCCCGAACGGTGACTACGCAAACCTCGATGCCCTGGTGCACGACACCAAACAGATGGTGGACGAGCGCCTGCGTGACGGCGGCGACCTGATCGCGATTATCGGCTCCGACCTGTTGGCCGCTGACAAGGCCAAGCTGTACGCCAAACAGGGCGACGTCCCGACCGAAAAAGAACGCATTGAAGATGCTCAGGTGATCGCCACCTACGGCGGTCTGCCGAGCTTCAGCGTGCCGTTTTTCCCGGTCAACGGCGTGCTGGTTACCAGTTGGGACAACCTGTCGATCTACTTCCAGGACTCCAGCTGGCGTAAGCAGACGGTCGACAACCCGAAACGCTCCCGCGTCGAGGACTACAACAGCCGCAACGAAGGTTATGTGATCGAGCAGTTGGAAAAGATCGCACTGACCGAGAACGTGGAGCTCGCGGCGTGAGCCTGGCCCTGGCGCACAAGCGCCGCACCTTGGCCATGGGTGTAACCGCTGTTGCCGCAGCGCAGTCGAGCGCGGCTATGCCTTACACCCCAGCTGATGCGCTGAGCAGTCCTGCTAATGCGCGCAAGAACCTGATGCTGCAGGAAGCAGCATTGGACGTGGATCTGGCGCGCCTGAGTGACCTAAACAACTTGGCCAGTAAGCAGTTGCTCAAGCGCAATGAGCTTTTGCCCAAGTACCAGGAATACGTCCAGCGCTACTGCGAATCGGGATTGAATTTCCCGAACCGCGTAGCTGTGCAGGTCATGGTCTGGCTGTTCGACACGTCCCAGTTCGAAGACGCCCTGGAACTGGCTGACTTCCTGATGGAGCAGGGCCAGCAGATGCCGGAGCGCTTCCGCCGGGATATCCAGACCTTTGTTGCTGACGCCGTATATGACTGGGCACTCGCCGAACACACCGCCCAGCGCAGCCCTGAGCCCTACCTGTCCGATCTGTTGCCGCGTGTTGATGGCGAATGGCAACTGACGGAGCAGATCCCAAGCAAGTACCACAAGTTGATCGGTATTCGCGCCATGGAGGCGAAGCAGTGGGACGTCGCGCTCAAGCATCTCGAGCGCTCCACGGAGCTCTACGCGGCAGCGGGTAACAACACTCGCATCAAAGAGGTCCGCAGGGCCTTGGAAAAACAAGCGGCCGCTAACCCGGCTTCCGAGTAACCGACTACCCCCCCAGCGGGGACCTGTGGAAGTGAGCCGCCCATTTATGGACCGTCCCACTGAAAACAGGCTCCCCGCCCTATTCGAGCGGCCAGCAATGAGCTTTTCCGGGAAACCCACCACCTTTGTGGAGCATGCGATCGAGAACGACGGCTTCTGGCCGGACCTCTCCGTGACCGAGTTCCAGAAGGGCTACCGCCTGCCGGCGGAGCACCTGGTAGAGATGCTGGTCATCAACCTGGCTACGGCCATGGCGCAGGTCAACAGTGATCTGGCCAGTTTAAAAGCGCGCTGGCAGGGCGCTGGAGTGTCACGCGTTGAATCTGCAGACACCACCGTCCTGCCGGAGCGCACCTTTCAAGCTGAGACGTACAAGCGCGCCGTGTATTGCCGCGCCAAGGCCAGCTTGCTGCCGGAGTTCGCCTCGATCATACGTCGCGAAAGTGCCGAGAACTTGGGCAAGGAAGCCCCCGAGCGCAAGGAAACGTTTCTGGAGTTCAGTCAGCAGGCCGTGCGATCGCTGCAGGGCCGTGGCCGCATCACGGCGGCGCTGTTATGAGCCAGCCATTGAAGATCGCGTACTTGGAAATCTCGCCTCGGATGACTGGCAAAACGAGTCGGCTTCGCCGCATGGCCATCGACATCGCCGTTCAAGGCAAGCAAGTCGTGTTTGTCTGCTCGCCTGGGCTGTATGACTTCCTGCGTTTCAAGTTGGTAGGCGTATGCGTGGTGCGTGATGGTGATCCGGTGCCAGACGAGATCAATGCGGATACCGCCGTCTGGTTCTACGACGAATTCGATTGGCTGAAAACCACCCAGCTGCGCGCGGGTGCTTACTACTCCACTACCGCTAGCCGACAGCGGGATCCGGACCGCGACACTCCGAGCAATGATCTGCTGCTGCGATTGATCGAGGTCCACGGAAACCACTATCAGCGCTTTCTGTGGCCTTTCGAGATGCACCACCTTGATTTGGCAGCGGTTCGAAAAACCATGTCACCGGCGCAATTTCGCCTGAACTACCTGGGCGAGTTCATTCAATGATCAAGCTCCGTGCCCTGACCTCATACCTGATTGAGCGCCGCCTGGTCGAACCCGAGCAGCTCGACAGCTGGACCGACCAGGTCAGCCTCGAGCTGATCTGGAAGCCCGACGTCGACGGCATGCGCATGGGCGATATGAACTACGGCGCGACGATCGTGCTTGAGCGCTTTGCCGACAACCCGGCTCGCCTGATGGCGCTGGTCGGTAGCTGGCTGGAGACGAACGACGATGACCGTGATGGTCTGCCGGCGCCGGTGTTCGACGTGACGATGCTCGACAACGATCTGGCCGACGTGGACATCAAGCTGCAGTTCAGCGAACCGCAATACCTCTCCGAGGCCGACGACGGGGAGATTGAAGCCTTCGGCAAGTTCTACGCGTTCAAGCCGTTCGAGCTGTGGGTCGCGGAAAAAGGCGAGGTGGCCAGCCGTGGCGCGTAGCACGTTTGAGCGCGATATCCGCGGGATGTTGGACGTGGAGAAACAGCTTGCGCTGATGGAGCTTCCGCCGCAGTTGCGCCGGCGTTTGCTCAATAACGTCAGCAAGCGCGTGCGCAGCAAAAGCCGTCAGCGGATCCGCGATCAGCAGAACCTGGACGGTTCGCCATTCGAGGCTCGCAAAGGGTCGTCGAAGGGCAAGAAGAAGATGGAGTCCGGCCTGGGCAAGCTGCTCGAGGTCACCCGGTTGGACGCTGACGAGGCCGAGCTGGGCTGGCGCAACGCGCTGACCCGCTGGGTTGCCTCCCAGCAACACAACGGCGTATCCGAGCGCCGCACTGCCGCGCAGATGCGCCAGTGGAACAAGGTTCCTGAAGGTCTGGCCGCGACGGAAAAGCAGGCAAAGCGCCTGCGCCGGTTGGGGTTCAAAACCCGGCAGGCCGGTAAGAAAAACCTGACACGCCCGTCTGTGGCGTGGATTCAGGAGCATTTGAATTACGCCAAGGCGGGTTTGCTGATCCGCCTCCTGGACGATGAGAAATCCGAGTCAACTGGTGCGCAAAGCTGGGAGATCACCCTGCCAAAACGTCAGTTCCTCGGCCCCGGCACGGAATCAGAAACCAGCGAGCTGGTGAACCTGGTGCTGCAACAAATCCTAAATTCACCCCGCTAACGAGGCACTGCATGGCACTCGGTAAAGTCAGCGTCAACAATCTCAATCTCAGTCAGGGCGCTGTCACTGAGGTGGAGCGCTATTTCCTTTTCATCGGCGCCGGCCCCAAAAGTCAGGGCCAGGTGATCGCACTAAACACCGACAGCGATCTGGACGTGATGCTGGGCATTCCAGCCAGCGACCTGAAAACTCAGGTGACCGCCGCACGCTTGAACGGCGGTGATCGCTGGGCGTGCCTGGCGATTCCCCTGGTCGCGCAAAAGACCTGGCAGGACGCGCTGACCACCGCTCTGGAGCAGAACTACTCCTTCGAAGCGATCGTGATCTGTACGCCGGTTTCGAGCGGCGATGAGCTGGGCGACATGCATGAAGCCGCGATCGGACTGAGCAACACCTACGGTCGCCGCGCTTTCGTGATGGCATCGTCTGCCGGCATTCAAGCAGGCATGAGCTGGTCGCAGTATCTCGCTGAACAGAAGGCAATCACCGAAGGCCTGGCTGCGCCGCGCGTGCTGTGCGTGCCTCAACTCCACGGCAACGACCTGGGCGTCTTGGCCGGCCGCTTGGCCACTGCCGAAGTCAGCATTGCTGACAGTCCAATGCGCGTGGCCACGGGTGCTGTGCTGGGCCTCGGCCCGGTGCCGGTGGACGCTGAAAGCGTGCCGCTGACCTCGGCCGTGCGTGCTGAACTGGACAAGTCGCGCTTCTCGGTCACTCAGACCTATGCGGACTACGAAGGCGTCTACTGGGGCGACGGCAACATGCTCGACACTCCTGGTAGCGATTTTCGGGTGATCGAGTACCTGCGCATTGTCGACAAGGCCGCACGCCGCGTTCGTCCGCTGCTGATCCGTCGTGTGGGTGATCGGCGCTTGAACAGCAGCGCCAACAGCATGGCCAGCAACAAAACCTTTCTGATGACTCCGCTGCGTGCGATGGCCAAGTCCACGACCTTCGCTGGCCAGGTGTTCCCCGGTGAAATCGAAACGCCGGCAGACGACGCCATTGTCCTGAATTGGACGAGCAAAACCGCGATCGAGGTGTACATCAGCGTTCGCCCCCTCAACTGCCCGAAAGATCTGACCGCGAACATCGCGCTCGATCTTTCCATCGCGGAGTAACCCTGCATGACTGCAAAAATTGGCGGCAAGAACTTCGACATCACCGTGGGCGATCTGACCATTCACGTCGAAGCCTGCACCCTGGACATCACCGACAACACGGCCGTTGCGCAGACACGCGGCGTACCTAACGGCCACGTCGACGGCGACGTGGCGGCCGCAGGCGAAATGGAGCTGGACACCACTAACTTCAACCTGTTGATCGAGGCGGCGAAGACTGCCGGCAGTTTCCGCAAGCTGCCGCTGTTCGACTCGGTGTTCTTCGCCAAAGCCGGCGAAGAGGAACTGCGCATCGAAGCCTTTGGTTGCAAGTTGCGCATCTCCAGCCTGCTCAGCATCGATCCAAAGGGCGCCGCCAAGAACACTCACAAGATCCCGTATGACGTCACCAGTCCGGACTTCGTGAAGATCAACGGCGTGCCGTACCTCGATTCAACTGAAATCGAAGGGCTGAGCTGATGGTGGACTGGTTCGATCGCGCTCAGGCGCTTGAGCAGCTGCAGCGGGACAAGGCCATTGAGGCCCAGCTCGCCTGCAAGCGTCCGTCCGGGCCGAGCCGGACCCACTGCGTGGACTGCGATAACCCAATCCCGGAAAAGCGCCAGGCGCTGGGCGGCATCACTCGCTGCGTGCCTTGCCAAACAACTGTTGAAAAAGAGGTTCAGCGATGAGCGCGAATCAGGTCGCCCAAGACACTGCCATTGCCTTGGCGAAGGCATCGCCAGCGATCGGCGTAGCCGCTACAGGTGCAACGGGCGCCGTCGATTGGTCGGCGGTCGCCTACATGCTGACCGCGCTCTACATGGTGCTGCAGATCTTTCTGCTGGTTCCCAAGTATCGCCAGATGCTGATCGACTGGAAGGGCAAGTCGTGAGCCTGCGCAACAAGATCGCTGCCGGCGCCCTGGTGCTGGTCAGCGCGCCGCTGGTTGCATTGCTCGGCAAGTGGGAGGGCACGGGCCAGAACACCGTTTACGCAGACGCACTCGCCCGTGGTTTGCCCACCGTCTGCCTGGGCATCACCAAACACACCAGCCCTTATCCGGTGATCGTCGGTGACTTCTGGTCGCCTGCGCGGTGCGCGGAGGTGGAACAGCTGGTGATCAAGAAGGGCCAACTGGCCTTGGCGGACTGCTTGACCAATCAGGCGATCGGGCAGAACACATTCGACGCCTTGAGCAGCCACAGCCACAACGTCGGCGTGCCGGCCACGTGCGCGAGCCGCGCTGTCGGGCTGATCAACGCGGGCGATATCGCTGCTGGCTGCAAGGCGTTGGCCTGGGCGCCGGATGGCCGCACGCCGGTCTGGTCGTACGTCACTGACGCCCAGGGCAAGAAACGATTCGTTCCCGGGCTGCACGCCAGGCGCTTCGACGAAGCGGGGCTTTGCATCAAATGACGATCGCACCGATGCGCCTGGCTGGCGTGCTGCTGCTTGCCAGCCTGTTGACCTACGTCCTGCTCGATTACGTGGCCGATCAGCGTGACGACGCCCGTATCGAACGCGATGACGCCGTGCGCGAGCTGGGCACGGTCAGCACCGAACGCGACGGCCTGCTCGAAGCGGCGCGCATCAGCGGCGAAATGCTCGCTGCTCGCGATGCCAACGATTTGAAACACACCCAGGAGCTGAAAAATGCGCTCGACCTCAACAAGGCTTTGCAGCGGGGTGTTGCTCTTGGCGCTCGCCGGTTGCTCGTCAAAGCCACCTGTCCAGCCGCCCCAGTCGCCGCCCATTCCGGCGCCAGCGGCTTGGCTGATGCTGGATCCGCCGAACTCGCAAGAGACGCTCGATCGGATTATTTCACCCTCCGAGACCAACTCGCCTTAACCCGGCGAATGGTGCTCGGCCTGCAGGACTACATCCGCACGGTGGTGCAACGCACGCCGGCGAAACCTTGACCATTTCCTTCAACAAACCTCAACGGATAGACCCATGACCAACGTAAATCGCGACATCACCCTGGAAATCAGCGGCACCGACTTCGTGTTCACCCTGACCCCCCAGGACGTGACCAAGTACTTCAACGCCACCACTCAGGCGAACAAGGTTTCGCCGGCGACCAACCTGTTGATGGGCACCATCAAGCCCGACCAGAAAGCCGATCTGAAACCATTCCTGGCCAACCCGGTGACGGTGATGGAACTGGCCGGCGCGCTGCTTGAGGAGTACTCGCCGGATCTGGGCATCGTCGTAAAAAAGTCCTCGAGCACGCTGACGGCTTAAAAGAGGACGGGCTGGGCCAGTTTCTGGCCCTGACCAATCGCTGGCTGCCTGGTGCCGAACCGACCATCGAGAACATGGGGGTGGCCAAGTGGCTGGAGGACGAACACTGGAGACGGATGGAGATTGCCGTGGCTAACGGCATCGCCTTCGCGCTGAACGGATAAAACCCCATGGCTGACCGCAGTGCCCGCTTGGCCTTCATCCTGAGCCTGACCGACAAGGTCAGCGCGCCCTTGGGCAAGGTCAAAACCAGCTTTTCCGACCTGGCCGAGAAGGGCGAAGCCAACATCAAGCAAATGGCGCTCGGTTTGGGCGGGATGGTCGGCGCCGCCAAGGGCATCAGTGAGTCGCTTCAGCCAGCGCTGGAAATGAATCGCGCCCTGGGTGAAGTTCGCTCGCTCGGTGTCGCCGAGGACGCGCTGACGTCGCTGAATCAGAAAGCCCTGGAGTTCTCCGTGAACTACGGGGCCAACGCTCGTGACTTCGCGGCCTCGGCCTACAGCATTTCAGGTGCGATCAAGGGCCTGGCCGGCGACCAGTTGGCCACGTTTACCAACACCAGCAACCTGCTGGCCAAGGCCACCAAGTCCGACGCCGAGACCATGGGCGCTTACGTCGGCACCATGTACAACTTGTTCAAGACATCAGCCGACACCATGGGCAAAAGCCAGTGGGTCGAAAAGCTGGGCGGCCAGACGGCATTGGCCGCGCAACTGTTCCGAACGGACGGCGCACAGCTTAAGGATGCGTTCAAGGAAGTCGGGCAGATCGCCAACACCGCCGGCGTCGACATCGCCGAGCAGTTCGCGGTTATCGGCACGCTGAGCAGCACCATGGAGGGCGGCGACGCCGGCGGCTTGTACAAGTCGTTCTTCGAAAACATCGGCGCCGCGTCTGAAAAGCTCAAGATGAAATTCACGGATCAGAACGATCAGCTGATGCCCATGGCGGACATCTTGGCCAAGCTCGAGGGCAAGTTCGGCGATCTGACCAGCGCGGCTGCCGGCACCAAACTGACGGAAGCATTCGGCGGCGAGGGCGCCCGTGTAATCAACGCTCTGGCCAAGGACACCGATCGATTCAAGAACGGTTTGGATCAGTTGGGCAAAGTCCGAGGCCTGGAAAACGCCGAAAAGATGGCCAAGGCCATGGTCGATCCGTGGCAACAGTTTGGTGCTGCAGTGGAGGCGCTGCGCACGTCTTTCGGACAGGCGCTGATTCCGATGCTGACGCCGCTGATGGACAAACTGGTGGGTATCGCCGGCACGCTGACGCGTTGGACGCAGATCTTCCCCAACATCACTCGGGTGATCGGTATCACCGTGCTGGTGATCCTCGGGCTGGTCGCTGCGATGTCGGCGGTCACGCTGGTGGTCGGCATCAGCAAGATGGCCTGGCTGGGCGCGCTCACGGTCTGGAAGCTGCTGAACTGGCAGGGTTACAAGTCGATCGCCATGTTCCTGTTTCACACTGTGATGGTTTCAGCTTTCGTGATTGGCCTGGTCGCCCTCTACACCTGGATGGGCGTCGTTAGGGTTGGAATGATGCTGTGGCAGGGCGCGATCTGGCTGGTCAACGCCGCCATGTCGGCCAACCCGGTGATGCTGATTGTCCTGGGCATCATGGCCCTGGGCGCGGTGATCATCGCTGCGATCGTCTACTGGGATGAATGGACCGCCGCGCTGATGAACACCGCCGCGTTTCAGTGGATCTCCGCCCAATTGCAGGCGCTGTCTGACTGGTTCGGCTCGATCGGCGGATGGTCCGGCATGGCGTCCGCTGCCTGGGACGGCATCGTGTCGATTTTCCGTAGTGCCATCAACGGACTGATCGAGATGATCAACAAGATCCCCGGCGTTGAGATCGATGCCAGCTTTGGCGATCTGCCCAAGGCGCCGGATCTGCCAGGTATGGCTCCGCCCCTGGTCACCACACCTTCACTGGCCGAACAGGCCGAACAAGCACGCCAGCGCATGAACGCCGGCGGCGCCGGTGGACTGTCGCCCATGCGTCCGAACGCCGTGCCGCCGGGCGGGCTGCTGACCAGCATTCAGAACAACAGCAACAGCCAGAACAAGGGCAACACCGTGGAAAACGTGAACATTCACACCAGCAAGCCGATGACGCCGCTGGAGCTCGAAAACATGGTCTCGATGGCGGTGGGGGGATGAGCGAATACATCGACCTGTTGATCATCGACAACGACCTGGCACTGGATCTGTCGCAGCAGCCCAACCTGGTCGACGACCGTGCCTGCATCGCTCAAGACATCGCACACATGATCCGCGACAGCGGGCTGCTGGTCACGCTGGTGGCCGAGCGCGATCGGCTGCGTCAGCGCGACTGCATTCAGCAGATGGAACTGTTGGTCGAGAACGACGAGCGACTGGTACCAGGTACCGCGCAGATCTCCCAACTGCAGCCAGGTCAGTACCTGGTCACGGCCACCACCCTGAAATTCGGAAGCATCGAGGTGAACCTTTGAGCGACGTGGACTTCAAGCAGGCACTCTCCGACGCCGGCATTCCGACCACCGAGGCGGCACTGCGCCAAGCGTGGGAAAAAGAGGTGCTGGCCCAAGGCAGCAAGCTGAGCAACACCAGCTCCTATTCGCCGTTCTGGCGGGTGATCACCGCACTTGTCACCAAGCCGGTCATGTGGATTCTGACTTTCCTGGTCGAGACAGTGTTGCCTAATTTTTTCGTCAAGACGGCGACCGGCTCCTGGCTGGAAATGTTGGCTTGGGCGGTCAACGTTGAGCGCAAAGGAGCCAGCAAAGCCTCGGGCTTTTTGCTGTTCACGCGCACGGCAGCCGGCGGCGCCCTGGTGGTGCCGGCCGGAACTATCGTCCAGTCGGCATCGATCAATGGTCATGTGTATCAGTTGATCACCACTGCCGCCGGCGTTTTCAGCGACGGGCTGATGCAACTGGAGATCCCGGTCGAAGCCATCGAGAGCGGATCCGGATTCAACCTGGCGCCGGGTTACTACGCGATCTTGCCAGTTCCGGTACCGGGCATTGCCCAGGTGATCAACAAGGATGGCTGGCTGGCCGTACCAGGAGCAGATCCAGAGCCCTACGACGAGCTGCGTCTGCGCGTACGCAACCAATTCTCGGCGGTCAACCAGTGGCACACGGATGCGGTTTATCGGGCGATGATCTCGGCCTTCCCCGGCGTGCGTCCTGACGGTGTTTATTTTGAGCATGGCGCCCCGCGTGGTCCAGGCAGTGCAAATGGCTTCGTTCTGTTCGATGCCGATGTGCCGGCGGCGGCTTATCTGGAGTTGATCAACTCGCATATCCGCGACCAAGGCAATCACGGCCACGGCGACGACATGCTGGTCATGGCCATGCCTGAAACCCTGCACGATCTAAGTGTGACGATCTGGCCCCGGGCTTCGGTGGCCACCGACAAACGTCAAGGCTTACTGGATGAGATCGAACTGTTCATCCGTGCCGCTTTTCGTGAGAGCACCACCAGCGACTACCAACCGACGCTGACTTTTCCCCAGTCACGGTTTTCATTTAGCCGCCTGGGTGAAGAACTGCACTTGCAGTTTCCGGACATCGAGTCGCTGGACTTCGAAAACGTCGACATCGTGTCTCAGCTGAACATTCCACGGATCCAGAGCCTGCAGGTGGTGTTCGGTGATTAAGCTCGAGCTGAAATTTTGGCTGGCCGGTACCGAGCTGACCAAGCTCAAGCAGGCCGCGCAATCGTGGTGGGAATCGGTCGAGGAATGGTTGCGCTGGCCGCTGCTGCAGATGGACGCCGAAACCTGTCACTTGGTCATGCTCGATCTGCTGGCCTGGCAGCGCGATATCACCCGCTTCAAGGACGAGCCGGAAAGCTTGTACCGCCTGCGCGTGAAGTACGCCTTCATCAACGCGGTCGACGCCGGTAGCACCGCCGGGATGAAACGCATCCTGCAGCGGCTGGGCGTGGGTTACGTCGAGATCGAGGAGCGCATGCCCGATCGGGACTGGGACGTAGTTTTGCTGCGCTTCACCGACTCCCAACTGGCGAAGAACCCCGAGCTGCTGCGCGTATTAATTCAACAGTACGGCCGTACCTGCCGCCGTTACGACTTCGTGACCTTAACCCCGGTCAACCTTCGGGTTGTCGTGGCCGACTTCAATAACGACCAGCAAACGCTGGTTGCCAGCCTGTAGGAGCCCCCCGATGGGAGCCAGCATTACTCTCGCCGGCGAAAGCCTGATTGCGCAGAAACACGCCGCCCAACAGGGGTTGGACGTGGCGCGATTTATTTATGCCAACGTGCCGAATCTTGACCCGAATGGGCCAGTGGATCGCGCCGCGCCCAAGCCTGTGGCGGGGCAAATCGTTCATGTTCATGAGATCCCCGAACAAAACGCCGGCTACGTGAACCCCAACCAGGTCGTGTACAGCTCGCAGATCGGCTCGGACGTAGGTGACTGGGACTTCAACTGGATCGGGCTGGAGACGGTCGAGGGCGTATTGTTTGCCGTGGCCTACGTGCCGCTGCAGATCAAGCGCCGCAACATTCCGCCGCTGCAGATCGGGAACAATCTGACGCGCAACTTCCTGGTGGCCTTCGACGGTGCTCAAGCGCTGACCGGCATCACCGTGGATGCCAGCACCTGGCAACACGACTTCACTGTGCGATTTGCCGGCATCGATGAGCGTGAGCGCCTGAGCAATCGTGACATCTACGGGCGAGCCTGTTTTTTCGAATCCTCTTTGCTGTTGGAGAAAGCGGGCAATGTGTATCAGCTCAAGCCTGGTACTGCGTACGTGGAGGGCATTCGCTTGGTGCGTTCGGCCGCGCTGCCCGTAGTGCCGTCCGGTTTCCCAACAACGGCATGGTTGGATGTGTCACTGCAGCGTGAGCTGAGTGATGTGGTGGCCAGCTGGAAGGTCGTATTCGCCGCCAATTTGCCCGACTACACGGACAGCGCCGGCGCGAAGCACTACTGCGTTGCCATCGCCGATCTGCCCAACAGCAACACGATTACCGATCGCCGATCTGTCGAGCCGATCGGCGGGCCGCTGGTGAAACACTTCGCCATTCGCAACGTGATCACCAGTCTGTCGGTCGACACCACCTTGACCAGCCTTCACCGTGGCGTGGTGCAAATCGACGCGTCCGGCGGCGCTCGGACCATCACCTTGCCGCCTTCCAACGGCGCACTTGGCGTCGTGGATATCGTGGTTCGCCGCGTCGACAACACCGGTAACCGGTTGGTTATCGCAGCCAGCGGCACGGACAAAATCAAGTTTCACACTCATCTCAACGCCGCCGGCTATGGCTTCCTGGTTCTGATGGGTGCCGGGGACTGGTGGCACCTGCGAAGCGATGGCGCCGGCGGCTGGTTGCCGATTGGTCGGCTTGATTCAACGTCTGTCGGTCGTGTGGTTTTCGAAACCGCGATCGCCTATCACCCTGGTGGTTACGGCTTGCTGAACAGTGCGTTGTTCAACAGAGCCGATTGGCCCTGGCTGTGGGACCACGCCCAGCAATCGGGAATGCTCACAACTGAAGCCGCACGGACCGGAAGGGAAGGTGGATGGACAAGTGGCGACGGAGTGCTGACCTTCCGAGGTCCCGAAGGTCGTGGCGAGTTTCTGCGGATGTTGGATGAAGCCCGTGGCATCGATGCGGCGCGGGTGGCCGGTAGCTCTCAGGCGGATATGGTCAAACAACACAGTCACTTGGCGCCTACGGGGGTTGCCGCAAGCCCCAACGGTGGCCCCTTTGAGGTTCCTGCCGGTAACGGGTCCGGCAATGGCGCCTACAAGGAATACGACTACGCAGGTGCAGCTCCCACCCAGAGCATTGGCGGCATCGAGAGCCGTCCGCGAAACATTGCCTACCCTGGCCGACTGAAACTGATCTGAGAACATTATGACTGCCATCTATCTTTTCGACGGTGCCGGCGCTCTGAGCGGCCCGGTCGATCTTCCAGAAATTCCGGGCCTGGGTAAGCAACTTCCGGGTAACGCCATTGTGTTGGCCAAGGCATTGGCCGAGCCTGCGCCTGGCTGTGTATGGGTGCAGGTTGCAGGCAAGCGGCAACAAGTTCTCGATAAGCGCGGGACGGTCTACCGTACCGTTTCGGGTGCTGCCGAGCTCTATGACCAGCTGGGTGAACTGCCCGAAGGGTTGACCACACTTCCAAGACCATCGGTAGCCCATCGTTGGCAGAACGACGCTTGGGTGAAAGATCCGGTCATCGTCCATCAGGAAAAAGTGGGTGAGGTGAACCGAGGCTGTGAGGCCGCAATCACTCGGGGTTTTTGGTCGCCTGCCCTCGGTACTGCGCACTTTTACGACAGCCAACAAGTGGATCAGTTGAACCTGACCGGCATGATTTTGCGTGGGATCGATGGCCCCTATCCTTGCCGGGACGAGCTGGGTCAAAAGGAATTCAGGCCGCACAGCGCCGATCAGTTGCGCCAGGTTGGCAACGATTTCACTTCCTACAAGTTGCTGTTGCTGCAGCACGCCGACAGTTTGAAGCAACAGCTGGATCAGGCTTTGAGCGCCGGCGACGTCTCGGCAATTGAAGCGGTGACCTGGTCGGAGCCGCAGTCGTGACCTGGGCACCGGTGACGATGCGCTGGCCTGAGCAATCTACCCAGTGGATGGGTGAATTGACCGCGGCTAAGGATCTGGCGACCGGCGAGCTGGCCGGCACCGCGCAGCGCTTGGCCGGACTATCGGGACTCGCTACCACCAATCCGGGGCCGGTCGCCGCCGCCGCCGAAAGCGTGATCGCGGCCGGGCGATCGGCCTTGGCCGATCAACTGGGCGAAGTACCGGCCTGCATCACCGTGACACCGTTTCAATCCGGCATAGGCCAAGGCACCGGCAACCAGCGTTTCCTTTCGGCGCCGAACCTGCTGCAGGTGATGGCTGACAAGCTCACGGACAACGCCGACCAGGCGCGGCCGATGGCTGAGCAATACGCGTTGTCGATCCTGTTCCTGTCGACCAACTTCGGCCAGTTGGCCAGCACCTTGAAACGGTTCAACGCCTTGCTGCCCATTCCGGACCTGGTGCGCGCTGAACGACGGGCGCAACACCTCTCCACGCTCGAGGCGGAGAAGTGGGTGATGCCGAGCGCCGGCCCATTGCCGCGTTGGCAAAACCTGCCGCTGGAGCGCTGCACTGTGCTGAAGGCGACCAAGCAGGCGATGTCCGGCCAGTTGGCCGCGCTGGAAAGTTACGCGGCAGACAGTTCGCCGCTGGCCGATCTGGCAGCGCTGGCCACGCGCAAGGCGGCGCAGCAACAGGGCCGTGATCAGCAACTGAGCGACCTTAAGGCACTGCTCGCCGGCGGTGATGCGGACGTCACCATGCGCGCGCGGTTGCTCGGTCCCGGTGCGCCGGACGAGCTGCGCAAGCAGCTGCTGCGCGATGACGCGCCTGGGCATGAATGGGTGCTGTCGTCCGGCGTCATGCTGGTCGGATCGCTGTCCGGATTGAGTTTTGTCCGCGAACTGGTGGGCCTATGACGCTGCTGCTTGATGGCCAGCAAGTGCTAGGTAAAAGAATGAAGGTCAACGCCAACCTGCGGATCGAAAGCGATGATCTGTCGGGCCAGACCAGCAGCAGCGAGAAGGCGCACAGCGGCTTCAAACCCAAGACGCTGACCGTGGCCATGCAGATTGCTTTCGTCGACCAGGCACAGCTCAAAACGCTGATGCGCCTGGCCGAAGGCACCGCCGGCGGCGGGCAACTCAAGACCTATCGAATCGTCAACGACACGGCCGCAGCCTTTGGCATTCGCCAGGTGCAGTTCACCGAAGGCGTGAGCGCTCGGGAGGACGACACGCTCGCGGCCTGGTCAGTCCAGTTCACCTTGACCGAAAAGCAGTCGAACCCGGAGAAGGTCGAACAACGCCGGGCGCCCAACGGCGTCACCAAACAATCTGCACCGGGTAGCGGCGTCGCCGGCGCCGATGCTGGAGCAGGCGGTGATGGTTCCGGTACCGGCGCCGCTCTCACAGGTTTCGAAGCCACGTTGAAGAAGCTGGATAACTACCTGGGCGGTGTCCCATGAGCATGAAACTGCACAAGGTGCTGACGATCGGTGGCGTGGTCTATCCGGTCGTCAAAGACGACATTCGCCTAGAGCTGGCCGGCCCCGGCCGCGCCACGTTCACCGTCCAAGCCGCTGCCACGTTGAAGGGGCTGGTGACATTGGATGTCGGCTACAACGAGAGCGTGCTGCAGCGCCACTTTATCGGCTACGTGGAAACGTCGACCGCCGTGAACAGTACCGAGCAGGTGCTGTTCTGCAGGGAAGTCGCCGCAATCCTCGCCCAGCCGCTGCCGATGAACCTGCGTCATGTTCACCTGCAGGCCGTGCTCGAGGAGATAAGCAATAAGACCGGGCTGCGCTTTCGTGTGCCCGATCAGCCTTATGCTCAGGTGAAGGTCCCGTACTTCTATAGCTTGGCCACCGGTTACCAGGCGATGCAGAGCATGGCCAGCGTGTTCGGCATCGCTGACTTCGTCTGGCAACAGCAGGGTGACGGAGAGGTGTTTGTCGGCAGTTGGGCTGACAGCTTCTTCGGTGCTCGATCGCCGCTGCAGTTGCCGGCTGAGCTGTTCGACGGCTACCAGGGCAATCAAAGCGCGATGATCGCGGCCCTGCCAGGTCTGCGCCCAGGCGCATCAATCAACCAAGGCGAGCGGATCACCAGTGTGACCCTCACCGGCAATCAGATGGCTATCCGATGGAAGACGCAATCCAACGCGCAGTAGCGCGCCAATTCCCAGAGTTGACCGGTGGCTATCACCTGCCACGTTTTGGCCGTGTGGTGGCTGTTCCGGACGCGCCGGCAGCGCCAGGGCTGTGCGATGAATTCCGGCCGCGCTTTGGCGTCGACGTCGAGGTGCTGCTGCCAGATGGCGAGCCGGATCCCGCGTTGCCGATCCTGACCAGCTTGCCGCTGCCGGCGCCGATGGGCGGGCAAGAGGCGGGCATGTTCGGCTTTCCGGAGGAGGGCACCACTGTCGTGGTCAGCTTCGCCTATGGCATGCCGACCAAGCCGTTCATCACGCAGATCCTGCCGCACGGCCTGAGCCTTCCACGGGTGCCGAAGGGTGATCAGGTGTGGCAGCACAGCGAAGCCTGCCAGCAGCGCGTAGACGCTGCCGGCAACTGGTTGCGCCAGACCGATGGCAAGATCCAGGACAAGGCGATCGAGCGCGAGGTTGAAGCACTAGACAACACCGAGTCTTTCCAGAATCACACCAGGACGGTGGGCGACCATTCCACCGAGTCGGTGGGAGGCATCAAGAAGATCGAGGCGCTGGGAGCGCTCAAGCTGTTGTCAGGCGGATCTGCGAGCCTGGCAGCTGTGGACGATCTCCACCAAGCGACTGGGAGGGATCTGAACGTGGTGATCGGGCGAAAACATAACGCCACGGTAGGGGGGGATATGCACGAGCAGATCCAAGGACTGCGCAGCAGCGTAGCTTTGGTCAGTCAGCAACTGCAGGCGCCAAAGAACTGGATCGGGTCTGAAGCTGTAAACCTTTTTCAGGTGGTCTGCGAGATGTTGGATCTATTGCAGCAGATGAACACTCAATTGGCAGCGCATACACATTTGCCAGGTCCAACGCCGAGCCCTTCAGATGTTACGGCGTTTACGACGCGTGCGGTTCAATTGTCAGGCTTCTCAGTAAAATTAAAACAGGTTACCAAGAAGTGAAGTAAGTTAGTTTTGCTATATCCGTGCTCAGCTTTCTATATTCCAAGGGTTGCTAGAGTTGCCGGCGAAGCTTCTTTCAATCACTAGTCCGTTTTCATTGATCCGCAAGTAAGCGCTTGTTGTATCGATGTGGGCAAGTTCGCCTTCGTATATTTGTTCGATTGATTTTTCATCACATGCGAAGTGGAGAATTGTAAGGATATAACTTTTGGCACACCGGAATGCACATATGGCTTCAACGGTGCTTTTCCCAAGAGAGCGCTGACGAAATGCTGTTCCGTCTTCAAAGAAACCAGTCAGCGTAACGCTTGAGTAATTCAGTTCGTTGTTAATTTCCCTGATGCCAAGTGTTAGCGCAATCCAATAAATGTTACTTGCAGCCGTCATGTACCAAGTTAAGGTTTGATCTGGATTCGCATCCGTCAGTACAGAGTCGAGGCAGTTTCGAACAAATTTCAATTTGCTGACAAGTTCTGAAATCAATTTGGTGTCAAGCTTGGGCGTGCCAGCTTCAGGTTTTCCTATGAATAGTTGACCATGCACCCTAGGGTTGATTTGATATTTTACTTCTAGTGTTTTTAAAAAAGTTACTGTTCCGATTTTGTCGAAATATGCAAAAAATTCCTTTCGGTGAGAATAAAATGCGTCCACGTTGTTTTTCAGTTGCGCGATTGAGAGTTGGTTCGCTGCTATAGAAATCTGCTTTGCTGTCTGTTCTGTCGAGTGAAATCTTGCAACGGCGACTCCAAGTGGAATAGCCAAAGATAATAGCGTCAAGGGCAGGGCGCTGATATTAACAAAGGTGCCGAACCCCTCGCTGGAAATGGAAATCTCGTAACCGCTCCAACATACTGCGCCAGTTGCCGCGAAGTAGGATGCGGGTGCGCAAATGCTCCACCAGAATAATGGCTGCTTTACTAGGCCGTGATCGGAATGCAGGCGCAGCGTATTAACGAGTTCTACCGCGTTTAATTTTCCTTTGTGAAAAATACAGAGGATCAGCACCAAACTTATAATTGAAGGAACGGCCAGAAGGCAGGCTAGCTGTGCGGCTTCCATCGCTTAAATCCTTATAAAGAGATTATCAAAACCTGCTTGTAATACATCAAATTTGCCTCTTTTTAGTAGGGGCCGTATAGGTGGGTAACTTCTTCTTTGTGAATATGCCACAGTTCCGCCGTTTCAAAAAGTTCAGGGCTGGATTCAAATACTCGTCTTGACTCTGGGAATAGTTCGGAGTAAAGGAATAGGAAGTGCGAAAGTATTAGGCGAAGTGTTTGGCATATGGAGTTTGCAAGCATCTGTTGATCATTGATTTGCCATGCGTCTCTTATTTGAATGGCGCTTATATAGCTTGCGTGAGAATGTCCGCTTGTGTGACTGTAAATATCGTTGAAATAACGTGGGTGAACTTCAGTTTGGTTGATAATCGCGTACCAACCACCTTTTGGCTTCCATTCTCCGCTTAAAATGGCTTTTTTAGCATCTCTATTGCAGTCAAGATAATGGTCGCTAGCAATGATCTCGCTTTTAAGTTCTTGGATAAGTATTGCTTCATGCTGAATTACTCGTTTACTTTCTTCAGTGTTTGCGAGCATTTTGCTTCGGTCGATCAAGCCTGCATGCTTCCATACTTTATGTCGGAATCTTACGGTGGTTGCATCGTTGCTAGTGAATATGTAATGGAATGTGAGAAATGTTTCAATTGCAGCTCTTACGATAATCGCAACGGAGGAATGATCAATATGGGAAAAACTTTGTTCTTCGTCAAGTTTGAATGTTGTTTTTTGACTGACTATTTGAGCTGATGCAATGTGTCTGAAAAGCTTTACGCTCAAGACCTGGGCGTCATTTTGCCATTCATTACCAGGAGCAATTCTCTTGTCGTATTGTGATTGGATCATGCTGACGCATAGGTGGATTAACTTGGAGAGATCCCCGTCCGAACTCATTTTTTCACCTTGCATCATCAGTGTGGATTATTGTCATGTGATTCGTTGCGGTCCGTCTCCGCACTAATGTAACTGGTTTACTCGATTCGACACCACCAAGACTGCGCGTAAGCGCAACCGTCGACTATTTCGATTCCACTCAGTACGAAACCCGTTACCGCCATTCCTGCGAGCGTTGCGTCAAGCAGCGGCGGCAGTGGATCGGGATCTAGTGGCATTCCCACGTCAACGCGAGCTACGTTGGCCGCGCGCCCCAATTCATGACAGTTAGTAGAGTTGACCATTACGTTGCCCCGTATCGGCGGATACCGGCGCCGCTCTTTTGGGACTAGTGCCACGCCACGTAAGCGCATCGGTGTGACCAGTACGCGCATATCACCTACTCGTCAGTGTCGATATCTAGGAGAGCCTCAACTGCATAAGCCAGAGCTGCGTCTGCCAACTCCAACAGCTCACCAAGAACACCGGCATCAATCACACTATTTTGGTGTAGCGTATGAGCCTGCTTTATTAGAGCTTTGTGGTGAGCGCCCGGCATTGCGAGTAGTGCCACATCATCACGTAGCAGGGCATGCCATTGCGATATCGCTGACGCCTCCGCACCTGCCGCCTCTGCAGATCCCCTGTTCATTAGCTAAATCCAAATATGCTGTATGTATACACAGTATAGGCAGTGTCGTATCTCTCTACATCACCAAGCGACTGGCGGCAGCCTGCCCCTGCTTGTGGGCGATCGTGAAAAATTCGGACCACATAGAAAAATCATCTGAAAAAGCACTTATCCCCCTCCCGCCAACGGGCCTTGTGTCCTTTTTTTGTGCAAATGCGGATGTAGTGCAAACGAAGCTGCAGGCCAGGCGGGCCGTGGGGCTCTGCAGGCGATCGTCCATTGCACAGAGTGCAAAGTTTTGAAGAGAAATGCAGTGCGGTTGCACAGCGGCGCACGGGGTGGTCTCGGAGGCGATATCGCTGAGGTGCCCGGTTTCATTGGGCAAGAGCTTTTAAAACGTGGGATTGCGGGCGTTTTTCGATTTTCGATCAAACTTTTTTTGCCGGCAAAGAGCGATGGGAACGGGCGCGCACCGTTCGGCTACGACGCCCGCCTGTCGAGCGCTGTAGCCCGATCCGGCTGGGTAGCTGAGCTTTCATACGACTGCACTCGATATTGCCCTGGGAAGCATGGCAGATCCGCTATCCGAAAATGACCATGGTGATTGTGCTGATCTGTTTTTTGGGGGTGTCAGATCGCCATTCCCAGTTCAGGGCTGGGGAAAAGGTAATTTTGGGAATTTGGTAACGAGGGGGGGCTGTAAGCCTTGTGTGACGTGGCTTTGAGCGATTACCAAAGAAGGTAATTTGAGGTAATTGAAAAGGTAATTTTTTCGCAAGCCGCTGATTTTAAAGGCTTTTAAAAGGTCAGGATCTGACTAGGGTAAAAGGTAATCTGATTACTAGAAAATTACCCTATTATTACCTTTAAGAAATTAGCCTAACCCATTGATTCCAAAGGCTTTGTCTACTCATCGATAAACGAATTACCAAAATTACCTTTTCCCCGTGGGTCAACATAAAACGGAAAGGCCTCGGTTGAGCTGGCCAGCAGAGTCACGCAAGAACACTCGTCAGAAGCATCGCACGCTCAGATTCATTCGATTAGCCATCCGGGTGTTCGACGCGGTTGCGGCGCTCCAGGAATAGCATGATGCACCATCCCACTGCGTACATAGGCGCGATCACGATAGTTGAAGAGAGCCCGCTGTAACCGAGCTCTTCACTGACCCTGTTAGCGAAGTACACACCCGCTGCGAACGTGACAAACGTCGTGAGATACCTCACCCCTCCGGTTATCTGAAGTCCCTTTCGCGATCGCGAAGTCGGCAGGAAAAACAGGTAGAGCGCCAGGCATGGCACCCCTAATGCCACGAAGAATGAAGCCACTATCGGCCTCGACTTGCTCTGGGATGTATCTTCAAAGGTTATGTCTCGCACACCGGCGATCCGAGCTTGTGCTCTCAGGTCCAGTGGACCCGAACTGACGAGAGTGATTGCTATTTGGTCTTCGGGATTTGAAAGGAAGGGGGAGATTTTTATCTGGTTTTCTTCGATCGACAGTCTGACCGGAATGTCGGCAGGTTCGGTTTCAGTGATCTGAGCCGTAACAAATTTCCCGCCGTTAAGCGTGCGAATCTGAAGCGGAGTTTCGAAGTTTCCAGCCGGAATCGGTTTGGACCCGGTGTTGATCAGGACCAGAGAGTAAACATAAGGTGCTTCGATTTTTGCTCCATTCACCACTATTTGGATGTCGTGAATCTTGGAGTCAGAGGGGAGCTCAAGGGCTGAGGATGAGACTTGCCGAACTGTCAGGGCATAGGCAGATGAGTCTGCTTGCCATACATAAAACGCTAGCAAAAAACCCGCGAGTCCAATCACGGTACCGAGTCCGGCATTCCAATCCAGGAAATTCCGCTTCACAAGCTCGCCTCCGATGGCCTTCCACCTAAGCACTCCTCTAGCGATCTGATCTGAACGCATGATCGTGCTTGTTACGTCCCTTGTTACGTCTGACACAAAAAACAAAGGCCTGCATCGCTGCAAGCCTTTGATTTATATGGTGCCGGCACCAGGAGTCGAACCCGGGACCTACTGATTACAAGTCAGTTGCTCTACCAACTGAGCTATACCGGCGTGTGGGCGACGATTATAGCGGTTGGGTAGATCCTGTAAACCCCTGAA